GTATATATAGTCGTGGGTGCGCGCTGGCGCTTAGGGGGGGTGGGGGTAGCACCTGGCGATAGAGGACGTCAGAAGAGACGCGCCGCTTTCGACAACGGTTGTGGTTCGTGGTGCGTCTTACGTTAACAGTTGGACTCAGTGCAATGGCTCACCGTCTTGCTCTGATTCCGATGCCACTGCTAACCGTCGTTTGATCTCAGCCGCGACCTCTTCCGCTGTTCGTTCTGTTGTGACTTGCTCCACTTTGTCGCTGAACAGTGCGACTGTCCGGCCCAGCAATTGCGCCGCAGTCAATTGGGCTTGCGTTGGTTCATCGCCGGTCGTGGGATCTATGCCGTCCTCAGTCCAGCGTCGAAGCTTACCCACCACAAGCTCTCTGTCCGTGACCGCCTTTCGGGATATTGCCCGATGCTTTTGCTCCGTTATCTGATCCACCCTTGCGGTAACCTTGGGGTTCTTCATCAACCGACTCGCCTCACTGTGGACTGTCGAGTCCTTGCCGTTGCTGTTGAAAGCCTCCCGATACGCTGTCGATTGATCATTGCCCCCAGCGATTAACTGAGCGAACCGCTCCTGCTTTGGTGTGAGTTTGTCTGCCATGACCACGTCCTAATCAAAACGCCATTGTCATTTGCCTATAAAGGTGCATCAAACCCACAGCCCACACACCATAGACCACACCTATTATTAGACCTGCTTTGATAGAAACAAATGCAGCTCTCATTGTTCGTGGTACGCTTGACATGGTATCACCCAACCCTGAATATCAGCCCATCACTTAAACAGGGAGTCCGACATGATCGCAATCGCAACCGCAACCACCACCGCTAAGGCCACTGCTCGTGCAGTGCGTATTTGGATCGAAGGCGCGAAGCTCACCGCAGCGGGATTCACTCCCGAAACTGCATACGTCATCAACTCAAGACTACGGGCTGACGCCTTGGTCTTGATCGTTGACGCCAACGGTGACCGCCGAGTGACCAAAGCCACCCGCAATGGTAAGGCTCGCCCAATCATTGATCTGCACTCAAAGGATGTCGCAGCAATGTTCCCAGCGGGAACCAAGGTGCGAGTCGAATATTACCCCAACCAAATCGTCTTCACGAAGGAGTCCTAAAATGAACGCAACCTATACCCAAGGCGACGGCAAGTGGCACGGAGAGTACATGGCACAAGTCAGGAACATGACCTCATCGTCGCTACGCTACGTCATTGCCGACTGCCGCGAAGCCATCGAAGCGATGCCCGAGAATCCCAAGTGCGAGCAGTACATGGACGAGATCCACTACTGCGCTATGGAATTGCGTATCCGCAACGAGGCAGCAAAGCCTCATGACGATGCCGTAAGTGCGCTGATGGCATTGCATGCCAAGATCTGCGACAACCCGACTCACCCCAACATTTCGGTGGCTCAGGATCAATTCGACATTGCCGACAGTGCCTATGACCTAGCCAAGTATTCAGAGTGCATGCTGGCTTGCATTTGCGGCTCAACCATTTTGGGAGGCAAGTAATGGAAACAATCGAAACATTCCGCGTGATTGAGGGCGAACGCAGCCTCACGTTCACAAACAAGTTTGACGCGCTGCGCTGGGCAGTGCGCTCTGAGGGCATGACTGAGTTGTCACTGTGGCATCACACCGGCGAGCGACTGCAAAACGGCTTCGCCTACAAAGGCGAGGGCAGTCTCAAGGTGGTGGATAGCGTCGTGCTAAACGCTAACGCCGATCACCCTTGGCTAACGCTGCACCCTGAGACTTGGGTGGAATTGTACGGCGTAGTGGCGGAAGACCTTGCCCGCGCTGACGGCGTCACCCTAGAGACGTGGGTGTGCCCCAATGGCGACACGCACTACACCGACAAAGGGCAAGACGCCTTTGATGAATTCGTGACACAAGCCGAGCAGTTGATGACCGACTCCGGCCTGACAAAGGGAGAATACTAATGGCTAGCTTCGACAACAAAGAACAGTGCGGTTCCTGCGGCGAATATCATCACGAACGCAGCATGGTCTTCGATGACAACGGCGCGTGGTGCGCGTGGTGCTACAACGAAATTGTGATTGGTGGCCCTGAGGCCGACCACGAAGAGGACAGCGCGGAATCCTTCATGGCTCGCCTTGCTGACAACGGGTACCAAATCATTCATACGGGCGGTGGATGCACGGCCTTTCAAAAGGTGTTTGGGCATTGCGACGTAATGATCACCCAAGACGCAAACCACAAAATCGAAGAAGACTACATGTCTGACCTTGGTTTGGTTGTGGGCGTCTATCCCGAAGACCTCGAAGGGCAACACCTCTTTTTCATCAACCCCACCCACACCAACTGGGACATGATCTACGGCGCAATCCTGCAAGCAGAAACCGTCGCAAAATCCCTTGATGCCATTTCGGCAGTTCAGAAACTCGAAGCGTAGAGGACATGACAATGAGCGATGCCAAAATGACCGAGGCTATCTTGCAGACCGCAGCCGAACTCACAGTGGGCGTGATAATCGCCTACCTTGAGGAAGAAAACCCCAACGGGTTTGATGATGACGGCTACCCGATAGTCCACGACCTAGGCGACCCGACCGCCCTTGAGGACGCGATACACGCGCTCACCGAGTGGGCACTCAATTGGCACGATCTGGGGGAACCACCCAAGCCCGCACGGTGGGAGATCTACACCGAGGCAGGTTATGCCCTAGAACTGCTGCACAGGGTGCAGGAAAATTTTGCCCCTGATGAGATGCGAGGCCTCAAATACTCCGACTATATCGGCTCCTGGTTTTTGCCAGATATCGAACGCAACTGCACATCTAGCAGCGAGGGAATCATGGCCCGACTGAAGGAAACCGCACCCCTCTTTGGGTTTGATGACCAAGACATTCTCGAAATGTGGGTGCTCATCAAAGAACTCAGGGTTGCACCCAGAAGCGACCAAGCGTAACATCTAATACCACAACCAACGCACCATAGGAAAACCAAATGAAAGCGGAACTCAAAAGAAAAGTAGTTGACCAGTTGATTGAGATCGTCGAGGAAGGCGGATCATTTCAAGCTGGGTTTTCATCCCTCGCGGGACTGCCAACCAACGCCGTGACCGGCAACAAGTACACCGGCTTCAACGCATTTTGGTTGTCGATGCTGGGATGCACCAAGGTGGCGACAATGAAGCAGTGGGCGACCATCGGATACACTTGCGAAGGGCTAGGCCGTAAGGACAGAAACGTAGGCATACCGATCACTCTCGGCTTCTCGGCTTACGACAAAGAGGAACGTCCCGATGGCACTACCGCCAAGGTATACAAGGGCAAGCGGTTCTCATCCGCTACCGTTTACCGTGCCGAGGACGTGAAGTCATTCGAGGATGGCTCACCCTACCCTATGGACACCGAGGGCATGGTCGATGAGACAGTGTCTGACGCCGACATAGAGGCGTTCATCGCAAACTACTATGAGGTTTCAGGGGTGAAGGTTACTCGCAACGCCACAGGTGGTGCGTACTACCGACCATCCACCGATACCGTGAACATGCCACTGCCGGAGCAGTTCAACAGTACCGACACCAGCACCGCAACCGAGAACATGTACTCAACCGAACTGCATGAGATCGGGCACTCAACTGGTCACAAATCACGGCTCAATCGTTTGACCTTGACCAACACCAAGGGCTACGCCTTCGAGGAACTCATTGCTGAGATCACGGCAGCGTTGCTCTGCGTCGAGTTGGGCATAACAAACGAGGCGCGTGACGATCACGGGCACTACATTGCCTCATGGCTGATGGCACTCGGCAACGATGTTGACTACATATTCAAGGCCGCAGCAGAGGCCCAGAAGGCGGTGGATTTCATCCTCGCCACCCAAACTCAATCCGAAACTGAAGAGGCCGCATAGCGGCCCATAGGGACAACCAATGAGAACGAATGATTTTTTGGTGAATAACCTCTTGGAAATCGACGCAAGGTTAGCCGATGAAAGCGATTACGAATCCAACCTGAGGCCTAAAATAAAGGAGCTCCTGGATTTCTTGGTCGAAACAGCGCGTGATTTGAAAATAGTAGAAGAAGGAGAAGCTCAATGAGCAACGTCACACCAATCAAGGCGAAGACCCACGCCAACAGTGCCGAGTTACTAGCCGACGCTGGCATAGCCGACTCAAGGGTTCACGAGCTACGCAACGCCCTCATAGCCACACACAAGGCTTACTGTGCCCTTGACCCTTGGGGTCGTAATGACTTCAAGAAGCTCTGTGGCGACCGCAAATTCCACGAAGTGCTGGTGCTTATCGCATCAGTTGAAGACCTCAACACCGACCTGTAAGGACTGAGTATGGATATGGATCAAATCCTAGACTCCCTTGATCGAATGATCAGCGAGTGGGAACAACAAAGCCTCATGGCGATAGAGGCCGAAGCTAACTTCAAATCGTTTGAGGCCTCGTCGAAGAAGGCCTTGATCGATGTAGGCGACAGTGCGGCCAAGGCCGAGGTGTTTGTCAGGGCAATGCCGGCGTGGGCAGAAAAGTACAAATCCTTACAACAGGCGAGTCTGTCTGTCGAAGTGCTGAAGAAGCGCATCATGGTTGCTCAGTTAAGTTTCGATGCCGAGCGTACCAACCGAGCAGACAAGCGGAGGATTGTATGACGCAGATTGACCGTGAACTGCACGAAAGGGTGATTAAGATCGAGAAGATCAGTGAGATCCAGGAGATGCTGCAAAACATGGCGACATTGATGATCGCCTACCCTGATGCCAACGAGGATCAGTCCATCGAGTGGCTGACGGTCTTGAACGCATGTCGGCTGGAGCTCCGCCGCCGACACAGATCTAGGCAGGTACGTCTTGCGCCCATAACAGGGGTAGCTAGTAATGAATAAAGACCAATGGCAAAAAGCCTATCACTTGGCTCGCCTTTCAGCTTGCATCAATCGCAAGGCCTGTGTTGACGAAGAAGCTGAAGTGAAAGCTTATAGACAACTGCATGAACTCATTCAGTCTGGCTTCATGACCCGAAAGTATTTTCGGTCTGCTCAGGATTGCGTGAGTTTTTATCGCTATCCGCATGACAAGCTGGACACGTTTCAGAACCGATTCAAAAAGCTCAGGCAACAAATGTTTGCCTATGGAAACAGGTCGAACGTATGAAGGTGCTAGATCTATTTAGTGGGATAGGTGGGTTCTCATTAGGGCTGGAGGCTGCCGGTATGGAGACCGTAGCGTTCTGTGAGAAGGATTCATTCTGCCGCAAGGTATTACAACAACACTGGCCTGATGTGCCGGTATACGAAGATGTGAGGGCTTTAGATGGACGAGCATACCGAGGTTCAGTTGACGTTGTTTGCGGAGGATTCCCGTGCCAACCCTTCTCAGTTGCAGGACTCAAGCAAGGCAAGGCAGATGACCGTCACCTCTGGCCTGAAATGTTACGAATCATTAGCGAGTGTAGGCCGCGCTGGGTTATTGGAGAAAACGTTTCTGGGTTCATCAACATGGCACTCGACGATGTGTCATCTGACTTGGAAAACGAAGGCTACGAAGTCAGGACGTTTGTACTTCCAGCTTGCAGCGTCGATGCGAGACACCGCCGAGATAGAGTCTGGGTTGTGGGCCACGCCATCAGCGAGCATGGGTGGAGGGGTTCCGACAGACGCGGAGGCGCGGGGTTGGAAGTGGATGGGGACGTACTGGATGAGGCCGGACGGCAGCAAATTCCAGACTCAACTGATAGATCAGGCGCGGATGTGGCGAACACCGATGACATCCGATTGGAAAAACATGGACTCAGCAAACCAACTCAGCCTAGCGAAGCAGGTCAAGGAACCCAAGTTGTGGCCGACACCAACGGTCAGGGGGAACTACAACAGGGCGGGACTGAGCGCGAGGTCAGGGGACGGGCTGGCGACGGCAGTGAAGAAGGCAACCCTATGGCCCACCCCTACAACCAGGGACTACAAGGGAGGGAGGAAACCCGAAACGCTGAAGGCAAAGGGACGGCTACCGTCGAACAGTCTACCCGACTCGGTGAACTCGGCGGCGGGGGAGACTGGCCCCCTGAACCCGCCGTTCGTCGAATGGCTCATGGGGTTCCCAATAGGGTGGACAGAATTAAAGCCTTAGGAAACGCCGTAGTCCCAAGGCTAGTGCAGGTGATAGGTGAATTGGTTGTACAGGTAGACGCTAGTCGTGGTACGCTGTATGCTTCACACAAATCATTAGGCGAAAGGAAGGGGTATGAGTAGCACAGACGATCTTCACTGGTTCCTAGACGGAGCAGTGATTTATGAACCGGATAGCAACAGGGCGTTTCTAAACATGACGCACCATGAATTTGAGCGAAGACTCAGGGAGCTTATTGGCATGGAAGAAGTAAACAAGACTGACGCAAAAGATGTTAAGCGTGGTCGCGGTAGGCCTCGCAAAAGTGAAAGCCTCACGACACTTGGCATCGGGGCTGAACTTGGTGAGGTCTTCAAGGCTGCGAAGGAGCAGCACGAAAAAAACTTGCCGTACACCTTAACCCAAACACAGTTTGTGGCGGTGTTGCTAAAAAGTTTTAACAGCGGCAGTAGCCGCGAACCATCCTAGCCACGATGTAAAACTTGCACGATGCGTCCTGAGCATGACGAGAAAAACTGCTCACACTGATTTCAACTCAGTGGCTATGTGGGTAGTCACTGCGATGCAATCAGCATTAATTTAGATAGGAACTAATGGAGAAACACCTATGAGAACTGAAACTAAAGCCGAGCTACGTCAGAAGTTAAAAAATGCTCTGTCCGAAAACGGAAAGCTGAAAAAAACGATCCGTGAAACTCAAAACCTCTCTTTGCCAGAGCAGTTTGAATTGTCATCAGCCCAAGTTGGCGCGTTGCTCGATCTTATTGAACACGCTCACTCCTCTTTGAGGTACGACTCAGAAGTCCACGAAGGTAAGCAAGATGAACTGGCCTATTACAGCGTGTCGGAAGACGCCTTGCGGGCAATCTATCAGAGCGAGTCCCGACTGGCAGATCTGCGAAAAACGGTAAAGAAACAGTGCAGGTCTAGCTATCAATGGAACTCAATGCTTCAAACGCATGAAGTGATTGTTAAATCCCCAAATCACACAGGGTAGGAGGCTCTTATGGAAAAGTTGGTCACACTGAAGCTAACCGAATCTGAAGTCGATACTTTGGATCGTTTATTTCGGGGGTCACGCGATGACCCTCGCGTTCACGGCGCAATCGGAACCTGCTTTTGGTTCCACGGGATAACACCTGAAGATGAAAAGGCTGCCAAGGATGCTTGGAACTCAATTCAAACTAAGCTGGGAGATCTTAAATGACAGTGATGGATGAGATGGACAGACTCATGGAGTTGGCTGATAAGATCACAGACTCACGCGAAGAAGTAGAACCGCTGAGAGATAAGGGTTTGTTTGAAGTCACAATCATAACCAAGACCGACTCGGGTCTTGTCAGCAAGACATACAAAAGAATCTCCTAATGGACGTTAATCTTCTTCCAGAGATACAGTCCGACGCGGTGATTGACTCTATGTCGATCACAAAAATGAAAGGTCAGCACTCGACACCCAACCTGATTGTTCACAATCAAGATAAGCCCAGGACAAGGGGCAAGTGGCAGCGAATAATCGAGACGCTGAATGCGGGTGAGTCAATCGTGATTGATGAGAATGAAGACCATGACCCAGACAAAAACGTTCTTCGAGCGATAAGGCAGGCCGCCGAGTCGCTGGGCATGAGCGTGGAAAGCAAACGCTTGATAGGCAATAGACGGGTTATCAAGCGAACAAGATGAGTCCCTTAGGTTGCTCAGGCGACCGGCAGCGTCAGGGCAGGGGAAACAAACCCCTTCCTAGCGAGAAATAGAAGTGATGAAGTGGGTAGGGACGTAAATTTCAGCCCGAATTACTTCAACTGCCGGACTTTCCCCAAGCAAAAAAGAACCCCACTCACACACAACGGAGGATGCTTTGTGTGAGCAGGGTTCACAGGGGTGTTGAAATGTGTCGAAGGAGAGAGGACACGAACATCAACCCACATAGATTGTCAAACAACATGACACGACGCAAGACCCCAGTGGATTACCGTAGATGAGCC